ATTATCAGGTTTTCCATCTTTCAAATAATGAATATGAATACTCTGATCAGAAATAAGATCCTTACATCTTTCTTCGATCACTTTCTTCCATGTACCATAAACAACAATATCGTATTTCTTAGACAAGTTATTGACAGTAGCAACCATTGTTTTCTCATCAACACCTAGACCAAAATTATAATTAACAATAGATGTAAAGAATCTATAATGGAGATATTTTGAAATGTTAAGCATAAAAGCATGTCTAGCTTTTTGATCTGGAATAAAAATAAAAGATAGATGAAGTAACCAGATACAAAACATATTGAATGGATCTGATGTTACTTTACCAGATATTTCTCTAATAGCTGGAATAGATTGTAAATGATTTATAATCTGATCTGCCGTAACACCAAATATTTCAAATAGTGCATTACTGTCATTTTCTAGAAATGCGCATTTATGAATACCTAAATACTGAGAATTAAAAACGAGAGGATGTTGTCCTCTTACTTCGAAACAAACTAACATATCGTTCACTGCATCTATTTTCTTAGAATCTATAACGACGTTTAATTTATTGAATTCTTGATAAATATGATCCATAGTACCATATTCCTCCTATGCAGATAGGATCTTTTCAAGATCAGATTTATTTAAAATAGCATACAGTGGGAATAGTAGTGCAAGGATTGTAAATGTCACTCCGATACGAATGACACCTATTTTATCAATATCAATATTTGTATAATCGATTCCCATGAAACGGATAAAAGAAAGTCTGAAGCCTAATAACAGATATGCAAAATAACATGCAGTCATTATGGCCATATACGACCCCCAGTCGCCAATATGAAAAGCTATATGATGGCTTAGATAGGGGAGATATCTCCCCTATCTTTAAGATGAATTTATAATGGAAGTAATTTTACAAGATTTAACATTTGTGTTTCTGACATAACGGGAGAATTATCATTAGACTTGATTTCATTTGCTGAATAAAGCTTACCATAAGATTCAACGACACTATTAACAACAGCAACACTAATAGGTTCTAATACAAGATCCTCATCAATAATAGTTCTGAGATTTTCTATCTGTTTTCTATAATATTCTTTTAGTACGAGACTTGCTGTATTTGCCATTAAATCTTCTAATTTTAAAATCTCTTTTCTGAAAGCAATCTGTTTATCTCTATATCTTTTATCGATCTTATTACCATTAACATCGTAATTATCAGTCAGTGCAGAAATGTCAATTCCATAATAATCTAAATTCTTACCAAAGAATATAACAAAACAGCACAATAAATATGCAATAACCATATCGTCGTGTTTACCATTCTGGTGATCTATTCTACCATTAACAATAGCCAAACAACTTAGTTCACTTGCTAATGTTTTATCAATGATTTTATCTGCATTGAGTTCTGCTGCTTTATTAAGAACATTCTTATATAAGAATTCACGAGTCTTTTCTTGAGTTGTGAATCCTAAGAACCTTCTAATAGCAGGATATTTTAATAAAAGATCAATATCGTCTATTTTAACATCTTTATATTCATTAGCCTGTCTCTCCTGTACCACTTTATTATAAATACGTTTAAATGGATTGATCCTATATTTCTCAAAGATTTCAAGAACCTGATCAGTAATAGAACCACCAGTACTTTTTCTTTCAGGAATAAATAAGACGTTTTTATATTTGACTAAGAAGTCGCTAATAAAAATAGCAATTTTAGTTGTACTGGATTCATTACATTTAAATGTTGCTACAACTTCTAGTGTTGATATATCGACCATGACCAATGCTGTAAAATCTCTACCAATATTTTCTGAACTATCCATACCCAAAACAAATTGTTTATTCTTAAAGTGATCTGACGTTCTTTCTTCTTCACTTATATACCAACTAATGACATAACCATGAATAAATTCGACATGATCTGGTTCTCTAATACTTTCATTGATCTTTTTCAATATTTCTTGTTTCAAGATACTGAGTTCTGAACCAGTACTCCAGATGTTATAATAATCTTTATTAATTTCGTCTTGTGTTGAATTAGAGTTACGGATCTTTTCATTTAACCATTCATTACTAAATCCAAGCATAAGATGCGAGAATACACCAGAGATGATATTATTACCAGAATTATTTTTAACAATAGTTTCCAATTCTTTTCTATTCTTTAAGTCGTAGAATCTTTCACTGAATGATAATGATCCTGTTAATAATTCAAATGCATATTTACCACGATCAGTATCAGTACGACCGGCTGTTGTTGTCAATATATTTGAATGCGGCATACCATTTTTACGAGCAGATTCGACAGCAGCATTTGTAGAAGACATCATAACCGGATATGTAATATTGATATTATTGGTATAAGCTGGCTCATCGAAATGATATGCCGGTCCGGTCATACCGCGACCAAGGTTATCGGCGGCCTGTTTATCTTTAGATCCAATAAACGTAATATAGTTATTATTTAATACATTATAAGACAATCCTTCTTTATTATCAGCATCCCTAGTAGACTTATGAATAAGATATTTAGGAAGATTATCTTTAACCATTTTTAAACGCTGCACATTTGCATGAACAAGATCACTGTCTTTAGTATATAATCCAAAGTTAAAATTCTTACCTCTAATATAAATAACATATGAAGTTAACACAACAGCGCATGTTGTATTATGAGTAACGACAAAATCATCAGTTACATATAAGTGATCAGGATGATCAATTTCAATACATTGTGTTTCTTTATATCCTACAAATTCTATATTAGAAATACCTAAACTTAATTTATTCTGTTGGTTATTCAACTTGATATAAAGATCATAAGAATCATCTCTTTCAACACTTCTACATATTCCGCCTAAACTACGGACTAAATATTTTATATTATTTACAGCTTTTAAACTTTCTACAGAATATGAAATATCTCCTATTTTATTTGATATAAATAAATTCGTCATAATACCTCTAAGAAGTGATAACCTCTGAGAAGTTGATGCATTTAAATAATCTTCTGGAATATTTTCACCTCTACATAAATTACCAAACATATATGGATCTACTGGAAGATTAACATCGTCTTTTATTTCTGATGTAATAAGGGGTATACTTAATAAAGATTTTATATTAGGATAATCATTAATAAGATCTTTTATTCTATCTAATGAAACGACCTCTGTTGTAGGATTCTGTGATAATTCATATTTATTATAGATCTTCCAAAGATGTTCTTCACCGCATTCTGTAGATCTTCCATCTTCAAAAGTTATTTTGTAAACAGGTTTAATTCCTTGCGGATAAACACCTTTTACTTTTACAGTTGTTCCATCGTGGGCAATGACATCGTCGCTAACTTTAATATCACCCATTTTTATCCAACCATTTGGAGTCTTAACATTAGCTGTTAATGGTTGTTCTTTTCCAGTCTGTCTGGGCTGGATACTCATGTAATGGAAATTATTTTCAAATACCCAAATCATGGCTATATTACCACGATCTGCATTAAATGGAATAGGATCTGAACCTTGTGCACCAACTCTAACAACTTCTCTTACATAATACCAAACATTTCGTTTACACTCAATAGCTATTCTCATTCTTAATTCTACTGAATTATCATTTAATTTATGAGGATCTATATTCATTAAGTCTTTATCATAGATAGTTAATGGAAATAGACAATTCTTAATTCCCATACTTTCTAATAATAAACTTGCTCTAATAAATGACTTATTTTGTGTATTAGAATGAACAAATGCGTTTTTCCTTACCCAATCTTCTTTATAAAGAACCGTCATATAAATACTCCTAATAAAAATAGGTTTCTTATAAAATATTAAAAAATACTATTTTATTAAAAAAATAAAACAATAATTATAAATAGATCTTAAGGGGGTGATGATGTCACCCCCTACATATATTTCAAATCAGTTATTAACCTAATGGAAACTTATATTTTTCATATAGTTGGACTGCTGAAGCAAGCGTCGCTAACTCATCAGCTTCAAGAGTTCCCTCCTCAGCATTCATAAGAATATCAATGCGCGCCAATGCTGCAACATGTTCTTCTTCAGATGAAATAACGATATGGGCGTTTTTCTCAAAAAGTTCTTCACTGTTTTCAACGGTGGTTGTGTTAATAACAACCATATCAATATCATCCTGACTAGCAAGACGTTCAATCTTTTCATGTATGATAGGAAATGTTTCAGTCGATAATTTTTGAATAGTTTCATATTCCAAGTAATTACGACCAACTGAAATGTCCATCATAAACCTATTATGGAGAATTTCTTCTTCATCGGCTAATTCTTTAAGATTACTATATCTCAAATCATCACAAAGTGCTTGTTTTTTGAAAATGTATTTCTTAGGATCTTGTGAAAACAAAATAGCAATATAACGATATTTCTGACGAATCTGATCTGTAGTCAAGACTTCACTCAGTTTAAGAACAGCCATGGTGTTTCTCCGTATGAACAAAATCGTTCGTGTACAATAATGTAATATATACTTAAAATGAGATTTAAATACATAGTGAGGATGGCAGACGCCATCCTCACTATGTCAACTTTAACGTCTTGTCAATTTCATAGCTTCAGTAAAGATAGACCTAGCTTTATCTTCTGATCTATAACTGTCATTAACTTTAATAAGATTAACAGTAGTCTTACCAACAATAACCTTCTTAGATTTCATTAAATCATTAATTTCTGATTGTGTAAAACACTCAAGACCAAACTCAGTTGTTGTAATGGTATCTAATGATAACTTAATATCCATTCGTTCAAGTGACTCTGTGGCACCACTGAAACGCTTAGAAGCTTCAGCATAACCACCAACACCAACAGCATCGAATGTATAAAGAGATTTAATAGTTCTCATAGCCAAATTGTTTTTAATCTGTTGATCAACGATAGCTCTTAAACTAAATGAAGTATTCATGAATCGTTCAGCAAAGTTCTGCTCAACACAATGGCCATAAGGACCATAAGGTTTCACTAATCCTCTAACTAACTTACCACCATTCTCTAAAGTATCTCCAGTATAAACAGATTTAATATGATGAGAATATTTCTTTTCATCAATAATACGAAGTCTCTGTAAGAATGTATCGTCATCAGGATAATCCGTACGCATGGGATGTCCCCATTCGCCATACAAATTACCACCAGTCAACATGATGTTTATAGGAGAATCTTTATTTGTCATAGAGTCTAAGAAATTCTTAACATAGTAATAAGTATTGTTACGAGAGGGAATCCCCAAAGCTGCCAAAGGCGTATCATAATAACCATTTTCATCAGGACGAAGAACGCCTAAAGATTTATTATCCTGGGTATAAAGAGTTTCAACTGTAAATACCAGACGAGAGACATCTTCTAATGTAGCCATAATACCTTCGATCCTTTCTAAAAAATAAAGAAAGCTACAGTCTATAGTATTTTAAGGTTAAAAACAAAAAATAAGAAGGAGGGAATAGATTCCCTCCTTCTTAAAAGACGATTTGAATGTTCTGGTCCATGGTGCGGATGTTCTTGATCTTCAGCAAACGGATGGATTCGAACACTGTCGAAAACACAGATTTCATATCGGCATTGTAAACCGTGCTGAAATCAGCAACCAGCATACTGATCGGGAGTTCGATGTACGACTTATCGTTGGTCTTGCTTTTCACAGCAGCAACCAGATAGTCAAAGAAGAAGCGGACGAGCTGCTTGGAGGAGTCGGTCTTGGCCTTGGCGGCAATAACCGAATTGATGAAGGTAGCATTGTACTGCTTAGCGGCATGGGCGTCGGTCATGATGGTCATGATATTCACCATAAGAAAGGGTTATGAGATATTTTTATATCTCTTCTTCAATATAACAATATATATTTGTATAATCTTCAACTACACTTTTTGAAAAAATAAAAAATATGATAGATACAGATAGACAGGACCGTACGGTCCTGTCTATCTTGTAAGATCTGAATTATATATACACTCAGTGACAAGTCATATTCTCGGAGC